AGCATTTGACGGTGTAACTGGGGCAAATTGTAGATTTGCGGGGCAGTTTGAGCCAATTGCAGGACTGCTTGGTACTGCACAATCTTCTGTGCCATCGTAGCGGCATTCGGATCGGACACAGGAATGACCGTGACCATCTCATAGTCTGACCTTTTGGCACGGGCACGACCATCCACGGGTTCATAGCCGTAAGATTCTGGGGTGTAGTCCCGAATAATGTCTTTTAACAGGCGTAATTCTTGTTTCATGGAGTAATGAATGCGGGCTTGTACCGCACTCATGACTTTTAAAGTACGTTCTAGGATGGCTAGGGTTGTGCCGACAGGAGAATTGGCGCTCATGTCCGCCACTTTCATATCGGCAGCGGATGCAAATCTGCGCCCTTCTTCCACAATCGTGCCGAGCAACTGATAAAGCACCTGACTTGGTTCTTTGTACGGCAAAGTCATTAAGTTATCTTTAATTGCGCCGCTAGGTACGTCTACGTCACGGAATTCGCCTGGTGCTATCGGGGTATCGTCACCTTTGACACGCAATCCACGGGTCTTAAAGCCGCCTGGCAGGTTTGAGAGTGTTCCTGCGTCAACGAGCTGACGAATAAGAGACGTTCCAGACTTTGCAAAGGCTCCGACCAGATGTATGAGACCAAAACAATAAAAGCCGAAGCCAGGAACATAGCCGTAATGAACGAAGTGCTGCCTTTTTTGCTTGGTTTCATCTTCTGGTCTCCAGTTGCGCCTAATAGATAGAATCTCTTGAGTTCCTTTTTCCATAGTTACTACATATGGAAGGGCGATTCCCGTTGGTTTTCCATCTTCGTCTTCATCTTCGTAACCTGGCAAGTCCAGATTGACGTGGATTTCAAGCAATTTGAACCTGTCGTCCGATGTAGCCTTAAAGCCCATCTTTTCCGCAATCTTTTTCTCTACTTCATCCAAGGCGCCAGTGGGTTCATCCAGCTCTACGTCTCGGTAGAAACCCTCATACTGAAGTCGTTTGAGTTCATTCTTGGTTTTTCGCATAACATGGGTTACACGAGAAGCCTGTTCTAGGCTGGAAGCGCCATAAGGCACCACAATGTCTTCTGCTGGGACAAACATCGAGACCTGACGGTTTAATGCAGGATCAAAATACACCTTTTTAAAGGCATTTCCTGAAAGTCCCAATCCCCAGATCATTCTTTCATGCTCAGGGCGGAATTCCTGCATGACATCCGTCAATTCATAGTTCATGTCCTCTTGGACACGGGTGGCGGCATCTTTCTTTTCAGGCGTTTCTTTTCCAATGATCTGCGTTTTAACTGGACCCGCAGCAGGGAAAGTCTCCATAATGGTTTCGGCTTGGAACTTAACAAGAGCTTCAGATAAAAGGGGATGATATACACCGCAGGCTCCTTCCCAAGGATCGGTTCTTTCTTCAATCTTCATGCCCAAAAGCTCTAAACCGTCCACGTAGGTCTGGATCCAGTCTTTGCGGGCGCTGATGTCTTCTTCAAACTCAGCCAGCAGGTCTCCTGCAATTTCAGTGAGTTCGCCTTCGCTCATGTATTCGGCTAGGTTGTCGTTAAAATCATCGTCTTCGACCTCTTTGCCCAGTTCGATCTCTAGATCGCCCATCCCAATCGTGACGGATTCTGGATTTTCAATCTCAATCTCCAGAGCTGGCTCCTCTGTTAATGAGTCCAACCCTACAGGGGCTTGATAAAGGCTTTTTTCAATTGACATAGTCTATCCTTAGTAATACGCAACTTTTCGTTTTGGCAAATCATAATCAGGCTCATCCGAGTTAATACGGATAAACCCGCCTTGACGGAACCGTAAGAGAGCTTGGGATGTTGAGTCCACCAAGTCGTCATGGTCACCGTTAGGAAAAGAAGCACATTCTTCCATTACTTCCTCCGCCCATCTGGTATCGGGACACCATACAAACCCTGATGCAAATAAGTCTGAGATGGCGTTTACACGGGCTATCTTATCACTTCCTTTGCCAGGTGTATATTCCTGTAAGGGTATACCCATGCGCCGCATTTCATAAATTAATGGAGCACCCGCCGCCTTTTTCTCGATAATTAAAGTGTGGGGTTCATATTCTTTATATAGCTCGAATGCTTTGGCTTTGAGTTCAGGAAACTCCATCCGCTCCTTGAAGGCATCGAGCAGGATAATATGTGCCATTTCCCGCCCTTCTGCATCGGTTTTATGGAATATTCCCCACGTAGTGCAGGCGGAGTAGTCCGCCCTGTTGTTCTTTTCAAAGGCAGTATCCCATGACTGAATGATGTAGTCGCAGAACGGGGGGTCTTCGTCCTCCCAGATTCGCCACATTTCCCGCTTGATGATTGCGCCTTCTTCTGAGGTCGGGTTTTGTTGATACTGGGCTTCCCACTTAGAAACAGGGATCTCCGCCTTGATTGCTTCTAGCTCGGTCTGTTTCCAGAACTGGGGCCAGAGTGGCTTGCCTGACGGCATGAGAGCAGGAAACTCAATCACTTCCCATTCATCGCCCTCCCGTTTGATGGAATTGGCAATAATCTGCCCTGTTAAGTCTCTCTTTGACCAGCGGGTCATCACAATCACAATAGCTCCGCCTGGCTGTAGACGTTGACGAGGACCAGAGGAATACCACTCATAGACCCTGTCGTAGACATCAGGACTACCTTGCATGGCTTCTTGCTCGGAATGGGGGTCATCAATAATTAGAACGTCCGCACCCTTACCCGTTACAGCACCGCCGACACCGATAGCGAAGTAGTCACCGCCCTTGTCTGTATTCCAACGACCTGCCGCCTTGGAGTCAGAGGAAAGCTTGGTGGGGAAGATGTCTTGGTATTCCTGCATATTTACGAGGTTACGGACTTTTCTTCCGAATCCGACTGCCAGCTCTGCTGTGTGGGCGGTCTGAATGATCTTTTTATGAGGGAACTTGCCTAGGAACCAAGCGGGAAACAGATAAGAAGCAAACTCCGACTTGGTGTGGCGGGGCGGCATATTGATGATAAGACGCTTCAGAGTCCCGTTAGCCACCCTTTCAAAAGCATCTGCCATGTCTTTGTGGTGCTTGCCTGGTATAAACGCAGCCCACATACAGTTCACAAAAGAAAGAAAATGCTCCTTGCAACGCTCCTTTTGATCCTCTTCTAAGATAACTTTAATCTTGGGGATTTCAGGAGAGTCCTTTGGCAGGGTATCAAGTAGACCCCTGTAGCGTTTTAGTTCTTCAGTGGTGAGTAGACTCAAAGCGAAGTCATCTTGTTAACGGACTTGTCAATCGGGGTCAGGCTACGAATCTTATTGGGTTGAACCTTTAAGAACCCACTGTCCTTCAGGCTATGAATGATCCTGTGGATGTTGGATTTGCTCTTAAGCTTTAGTCCAGTGGCTATGTCAGCATAACTAGGGGAAAACCCTCGGTACTTAATAAAGTCTTCTATGAAGTGCAACACTTCCATTTGTCTTTCGGTCATCTACGCTCCGTAAGTGGATTTGATAAGGCGGAGTAGTCTCTCCCTCTCCGCATGGGGCAGGCTTTGTATAAAAGCCATAATCTCGCTAACCGTCTTCATTTAAGCAGCTCCAAGGTCTTTCTGACATACGCTATAGCCGAAGTCATCTCCGCCCTTTCTAGACCCCTTAGCTCCGCTTGTATCGCCATCATGGATAGTACAAGACTCTTTAGCTTTGCAATCAATGCTTCATTCTTCACTGCTTACTCCCCGTTTAAACGTTCGTGGTATGTTACCACATTGCTAAAAAAATATATATAGGGGGGTGGGGGGTGTTTCACGTGAAACATAAGGGGGGGGTTCGGATTGTATGGGATCGTTTGTGTGGATTCGAGTGTAAGGTATGGCACGGCAGACGTGTCGAATTAAGGGGGTCGGGGTACGGTGGGGTCGCCCGCAGAGCCTTATATGACAGATCCACAGGGTTTTTACTTTCCGATCAATGCTATCGACTTGTCTAGTTCTTGCTTGAGCGTGTCGATGTCTATCGCCTCGGTGACTTGCTCTGCACGTGTCTCGAACACACCTGATGCTTTCGCCATCAGTTCCAGTGCCCGCAAACGCACGTTGATTGGGACTGAGATGTCTTCGCTATGCTTGAACCATTCGTTCATCACGTATCTACGTGCCATGCGATCATCGCTAATGATCATTTCTTTCTTGGCTTGAGTTAAGGGTTGGAGCAGTAAAGTGATATTCGCATCTGCAAGAAGATCGTTCACACGTTGCTGAATGGTTGCGCTTGTTAGATGATCACACTTGAATGCACTCATGTATGCTGTGACTGGTGTCATCCCATCTATGACATTACTAGCGAATGCAAGCTGACGTTTCGTTAATCGCTTGTCTCTGCCTGATGGCTCATCTGTCTCCTCTGTATGTAATCCATATGGAAGACCGTTGACTTTGGTCTTCACCTCTACTGACTCGATATAAGACCGCCTCGCTTCGCTATCAATCCCCCGCTTTGGAATGTCTACACTGATCTCTGTTTGCGTGTTTGCATTCTCTTTGATCACATCTGCCAGTAAACCTGCTTTGCCCATTGCATTCCCCTATCTGTTTAAACAAGTACTTCACTAGCTCACATCATGAGCTTGTTGTTGCACCTTGTCAATCGTGTTTCTGATCTGTTCCCTGTCAAGCTTGCACTACTCTTTGACTGGCTCACTACGTGATCCTCTGCCACCTACCATACATTTGCCTGCCCGTCTTCGACTCTTGCCCCGCTCACGTGCCTAAATATTAGGCAAGCACTGTATATCCATACATACCGTTTAAACCGCATTACAGGGCTTTAGAGACGTTTTGTGTCTACATGAGGCAAGTGCATTAGTGCACACGTGAAAATGCCATAGCGGACTCGACCCTTATATCTATTGGCTTGCAGGACTGGTCTTATATAAGACCTAAAACGGGCTGAATTCTTCCCTATATATAGCGGTCAGACTGTGGCAATAAGCCAACACATTCCCTGCTCTTTTATTGCTATGTGTTTACACGCTGATTCGGTTTATGTGTATACTTCAAGGGTTGTTTGTTTTATGCCTCCACCATATGGCATTAGTTCAGATCCTCTCCCATCCACTATGGGTTTGAACACGAAAAGGCTTGCCTGACCTCGGGTACGTAAAAACGAGGTAGCTAGACAGAATCTAGTGTCGCTTGGGACGTAACCAAGCAATTAAATTTCGGTGGCTTTCCGCTGACCGAATAGACAGATGCCTGACGTGATCCGTAGCGATTGCGCTTATCAGGCTTGTAGGGTGTTTCTCATTGCCTGTTATGAGCAGGCAAGAGGATGCATCCCGCATCTCTTATGGAGGCTTTATGAAATCAATCACTCATTTCAAAGTACTGCGTTCTATCGGTGTTGCTTATGGTTCATGGCTCACTTTTAAAGAGATTACCGAAGTACCCATTGAAACCAAAGTTGGCACTATTCCCGCTAACTTCTTTCTTTAATCGGAGGCTTTATGAGCGCATTAGTACGCTATGTAGCAGAACAAAACACGTGGAATGCCATATTCGGCAGACCGCCTTATGACTTGTCTATTCCCGCTGACCGTCAGCGGTTAGCCAGTCACATCGATGGGGAGTTATCCCCTGAGAACTTGACCTGTGACGGTGAGTTGTCAGGCAGTCAAGTGCAGGCTAAGTACAACCGCTTGATCAAGGTATCAAGGGAGTTACTCAAGCTTGATCCATTAGTTCAATTCGAGGAGGTTTGATATGCCCCGTAATTTCGTAGCTAAACACGCAAAGCGTTGTGGTGCAGGTAGCCACACCGCCCGCAAGTATTCCCGTAAACAAAAACACAAGGAGGTGTTATGACCCAAGCTTTACGTGAGCAATGGCTCAACAACGCAGTAACCTCGGTGCGTGGCATTTTCCACGCTAACGGTTTCCCAATCCCTGATCACGTCAGGGTTTCGTGTGGTTTCCCATCCAAGCGGGCTAGATCCCTGTACCGCAATGTCGGTGAGCATTTCTCGCCTGATGCATCGGAAGATGCGACTCATCAGATCTTTATTTCCCCTGTGCTCGATGACTCTGTCGAGGTCTTGGGTGTACTGGTGCATGAACTCAGCCATGCGGTGACTGGTGCGGAGCATGGACTAGCGTTTAAACAGTGTGTCCGCAAGGTATGGCTTGAGGGCAATCCCTCGGCAACCAAGGTGGGTGTTAATTTCCGCACCAACTTTGCCCCGATCCTCGATTCATTGGGGATCTACCCTCATGCCAAGCTAAACGTGGAGGGTAGCTACAAGCCACAGGGCACACGTATGCTCAAGGCGGTATGCGGTACGTGCGTTGTTCATGCCCCTGACGGTACGGTCAAAAGCCAGTACACCATCCGAGTGTCTAAGGGATGGGCTGACAAGGGTTTACCTACGTGCCAATGCGGTACGCAGTTCGTTTTATCTAACTAAATTTTTCTCGGAGGCTTACCTTGAATATTCAAAAAATCGTTTCTCTACTCCCCCGCACCGTAGTACAGGTGGTGCTTGATCAACATGGCGCAAAGCTTTCCCCGCCTGCGGTGTATAGCGGTGACCCTGTGCAAGACGATAGAGGGGTCATCTCCTTGATCGAGCAAGGCTACCTCACCATCGATCAGGTGCGGGCTACCAAGCCATCGATTGCTTTGCAGGGTGTGCCCGATGACATCCGCAAGTCGGTGACCGATGCACAAGTCAAGGTTGACAAAGCTTTGGCTGAGGTTGAGAACCTGCGCTCATCTGCTGACAGATCCCTTGACTCTGCTTTCCAACAGGCTGTCAAGCTTGAAAAGGATTTCAAAACATTGGCTGACCGTTTAAACGTCAAGATCGATGCGGTTGAAAAGCCTGATGCCAAGGTCATTCAAGACACCATCCGCACCGAGGTGTCTAAGCTTTTCGCCTCATTCAAAAAGACCGCCACCAAGGAGGTGTTGACTCAGGTAGCACAGTCAGTGCCGAGCGTTAAGCGTGCTAAGGTCAAGGACGTATTCGATGGCGCACTCAGCTATGAGTACGGTGGCGAGACCATCGATTTCAGCAACATGGACATCGAGTTGTGGAACGATCCATCCGCTCCCGCACGTGTCGATGACTACGTGTTTGACCCTAAGCACCTGCATCAAGCTTTGGTTGCGCTTGACGATCCCCTGCCTGACAACGTGTGGCTTGCGGGTGAGCGTGGTACTGGCAAGACCGAGTTCGTCACTCAGGTTGCATCCCGCCTCGGACGT